AGACTTGGATACATCCACCAGACCTCATTAAAGCCTTCGTTAGTGCCTGAGATAATTTGCTCGGCTTGATCAAAGTTCATGTCATTAAAGACATAGTTTCTTAATGTCGTTGGCAATGTATCTACCCGACCTGAGTAAGAATAGAACTTATCTCTACCCATCCAGTAGGTAATATTGTTAACAGTGGCTACGCCTCTGCCACTGAGTATTGATATGTTGTCTGCGTATTCCTGCAGAGCAAATACATCTGTAGTCCCAGTAAACTGTAGGGTATATAGATGGGTGTCAGTAAAGACCAAGACTTCCTGCCTTGTTGCTACTGCCCTTATGATTCTAGATCCTCTAGATACTGCCAAGAATCCAGCAGAGGTTGAGGCACTAACGAGCCAATTGGAAGGCTCGTTTTGATTAGCCCATCTTATTAACAAAGGATTGAATTTCTCTGCAGTTGTTTCGCCATACTCTGTTGCGCCAAACGCAATTAGATGCTTGTCATTCTGAGAGATAAGAATCTGCATTGCTTGGAACGGACACAAAGTAGGGTCAAAGCCATTGGCTGTTGCTAAATCCTGCAAAGATATTGCCCTTTCTGCCAAAGACAAGTCAGCATCTGGGTCGTTCCCTCTTTCCCAGTAATAAATACCCTCGTTGCGGATATTCATAATTAGGTCATTATTGAAGTTATCAAACCACCAATCTCTTTGTGGCAGGGCAACTGGGTTGATTGCTCCAGACCCCCACCCCCCGCGACTCCAGCCCCCTACCCCCCACCCATACCCGTATGTCCCGCCAATGTCGCCAACATCTATCTCATAACTTCCAACGGTAGCGGCTCCTTGAGCTGACTGAATGCCTGTGCCTGTTGTGGTGATATTTATAGCTGCGCCACCAATAGTTAAAGAGAGTTCGCAGGTTGAGCCAGCCGGGGCTATTACATAATACTTTGTGTTAATGACCAATGGATTTGGCAGAGCAGAGGTTGTACTTACATACAGGACATCATCAAGGACTGGGGTATATGTAGTGAATGTAATAACGTCTGAAACATTAGCTGTGAAGATGTTGGTTGATGCGTCTACAGAGGTTGCCAAAACAGGCAGACCTGTTGTTGGGCTTTTGGCTTCGATGGTGTACTGAGTGCCGCTAACAACTGTAGCAATCTTGTAATTCTGATTCAGGACTGCTGCCGTTATATTCCCCCCAAGACCCAATGCTCCGCTAATGGTCACATAGTTCCCGGCAACAGCAGAAATCGTAGCGTCTGTAACTGTGATTGTGGCTGAACCTGCGGTTGCTGAAAAGGTTACTGCTCCAGCAACAGAAATATCTGCATACGGGGTAATGTCGGAAAGGTTGCCGCCTGCCTCAATATAGACCTTCGCATTGGTCCCAAGACCAAGGAAGTTGTCAGAGAATGTAGTAATCCAGCCCCACATCTGACGGCAGGTTCCTATCAAGGTATTGGCGGTGTATTCTTTCCACCCGCCTAGTTTCTGTGGATAGCCTGAGTAGAAGCGTACCTTATCACCATCCCACCAGCCGCCTTCACCGGTGTAATTGGTTTGATCTCGGACAACTCCCGGTCTGAACTGCAGTCTCTGGAATGCCATTATGCGTATAATCCCGGTAGGTATACGGTCTTAATATCCTTCCTGACCGCAGTTAATGCTTGGTTTATCAAGCGCTCTGGATTGTATGATACATGAACCCAGCCGCTATCAGGGATACCTCTTGTGTAAAACTCCAAGATGACCTGTGTGAACTTAAAGTTCTGAGAGATATAAGAAGCAAGATCATAATTAGCCATTCCCGGTATCTCTAAATCTGCAGCACATCCAGTCATATGGTCAGAGGTCTTAGAGCCGCCTGTAGCCTCGTTAACAGCCTTACATCTGTAACCGCTATTAATCTTAACTCTGCCAAACTTATCTCTAATCGGCTGCAATATCTTCTCGCATAGAACCCGTAGATTCTCTATCTCTGCCTTGGTTGGGATGTTAGGAATGTTTAAACGAAGGGCAGTCTCGCTCTTGATAAGTTCTTCTAGGGTGAAGTTCTTTGAGAGGTTCATTCTACTAACGCCTGCTTTCTAACCCAATCTTGCAACGCCTCTAGCGTTGCTGAGTTCTGGTTGCACGAACTGTAATTGGCTGAGAGGATATCGGCAAGGTCTTGAGCTTCAACGGGGGCTGCATCAGCAGTTCCGGTGGCTTTGGAAAAGGGGTCTGCTGCGGCATTGTGGAACAGCCTGAAATCACCAGACAGAGAAGCAGTAGGAATTTTGGCATTTGTCAGTACCTCGCGTGACTTGGTTTGTATCTTTGCTACCGTATTTACATACTCTGTGGTCACTTGGTCTGAAATAACGACCTGTTCCTTGATAGCTGCGATGGTGTGTACCTGCGAGTCGATTACAGCCTGCTGGCACGAACTTACACCGATTCTGTTACCCAAGTATAGACCGCTACCAAATATCGTTACAGCAACGATTGTAGCGATGGTGATTTTGGTAGCCAAGGGAAGCGCCAGCAGAAACATCTTATTATTCCCTATTGATTAGAGCAATCTTCTCCTGCCCTCTGCTGTGCGCTGTAATTCCGATTATTGCTCCAAAACTAAGATGAAATACCCCTGCCCCTTGCAGGGTTAGGGGGGTCCATTGCTCAGGATGAAGCGTCATCCATAATACTGGAAAGACAGCAAAGTCCAGTATGCATATCAGAAGGTACAGCCATGCAGCGGATGGTCTCCACCGCGTAACAAACCAGCTTACGTTATTAGCCACACCAGAAAGCCGATAATCAGTATCACTAACATGCTTCTCTTAGAGTTTTTAATTAGGTCTAGAAAGTTATCTGCAACAGGTTCGGTCTTTGCAATAACCTCATCAACCTTGACGATAGCTTTCTTAGCTTTGTCTTTGATTGTCATTTTGGATACTTCTCTTTAATCGCCATTACAGTAGCTTTCATTTCTTCAGCCGCCGCACCACCTTTCCAAAGCGCATCCAACTGATCCGCTATTGATGGATAGGCTGCTTGGCGGTTCTCAGTAAAGGTCATTGCATTGAGCCTGCCTTGCTCCGCAGTATTGCGTATTGAATCTGTTTCGTTATCCGTGATTTGTACGCAACCAACAGGCAAGAAATGCTCGAACTCCGTACTGTCTAAGAAATATAAATTATTTTCTAAGTCTTTATAGTGCATTTTGTTTTCCTTTTAACGGAGTTCTGTCCACTGCAATATTGCAAGGGAAGTTGTCCCAGTATTAGTTAAGGCATATGTGGCTCCCGGGGGGATTGGAGCGCCGTTATTAAGTTGCGCGATACTCTGAGTAGAAGCCTGACTAAGTATAAAGGCTACCCCGCTAACAGTTAACGTGTAACTAGCGGTTACGTTATTTTGAGTAGCGGAAGTTACCTTCATATAAATTGTCTTGCCAGTAGTGTTGACATAATTAGTAGCTAAAGACCTAGCAACAATCTGCCATGTTTGATTAACGCCAAATCCAGCGCTAAATGAATTAGAAGTCCCGGTAATGCTTGTGCCTATTAGCGCACTAGGGGTTCCTAGGTCTGGGGTAACTAAAGTTGGGCTGCTGCTCAATACAACGCTACCTGTGCCAGTAGATGTAGTTACTCCAGTGCCACCATTTGCTACAGCTAGAGTGCCTGCCAGAGTAACCGCTCCAGTAGTTGTAGAATTTGGGGTTAATCCAGTAGTCCCTGCAGAGAAAGAGTTAACCGCAGGCGATGAAGCCCACGCTCCCGCACTAGAAGTTAATACATTGCCTGCTGTGCTTGGGGCTACAGCCAGCAATGGGGACGTTCCATTGCCTATCAACACGCTGTTTAAAGTCAGAGAGGATGAACCCGTACCTCCATCAGCCACGGCTAGGTCAGTAATCCCTGTGATGGTCCCGCCGGTTATTGTGGCGGAATTAGTGGTCATTGACGTTAAGGTCGCTGTGCCAGCAGATATAGACACGGCATTTGAATCTTGAACAGCCATGCTGCCCAGACCCAGTGATGTTCTGACTGTAGCTCCTGATTCAGCTACCCAGTTAGACCCATCTCCAACTATAAAATTATTGTTTGTCTTAGCGAGACCGGATATGTCTTGAAGACCAGCATTGTATGCCTGAACATCTGTACCTATAGCCAGACCCAGACTCGTTCTAGCTGCGCTGGCACTCGTTGCATTTGTTCCACCAGAAGCAATTGGCAGCGGCGTTCCAATTTCCATAGATGTAAGGTAATTGAGCTGCTCTATTACGTTGGTCCCATCTACATACAACAGAGCTTTTTTGCCATTAGGAATAGTTATCCCAGTGCCGCCTGATGTCTTTACCCTAATGCCCTGACTCCCGGCTGTATCATTATGGACAATGTAGGTCTTCTCTATAGTTGGGACTATTAAGTCCCTAGTTGCAGTAAGAGTTGTAAACCCATCAGTGTCAACGTACAAGAATAGATTTCTTGCGTCCTGACTAGAGTTTGACTCGGTAAGGGTAATTGTCTTATTTGCATCGCTTGTATATTCAACTACACCGCGACCAACAATAGCCTGCTCTAAGCCATTCTCAAGATTGCTATTGGTTGTGGTTCCCCAGTCATTTACCTGATCGCCAGTAGCCATCAGCTCTATTTTTAGACTTGGTGTATATGTTGAAGACATGATTTATCCTTTATTTCCAGACTTCTGTTGGCGGGGTTGCCCATACCAGATCACCCGCAGTTGGGTAGACCGCTATCTTTCTAATCTCATTGCGATACGCTATAAACTCATCCTGATTTGCTAGATACGGGCTGTTAATAGGGTCGGCTACATCAGCTATAGTTGTCCAATCGGTTCCCATTAATAGCCCAGATGCCATCTCTTTATTTCCCTCCGCTGTAGGGGGTAGCGGAGGATAAGGGTAGTGACCTGTAATATTCTCCCACCCGTTATCAATAGCTTGCTGAATATAGGGCAGTTGAGATTCTTCTGTCTCATCATATCCGTATACCTCGTCAGCTATTAAATCTTTGTAGTAGAGCATTTTTTCCTTTTAACGGAGTTCTGTCCATTGCGACAATGCAATCGAGGTTGTACCTGAAGCCGTTATTCTATATGTGGCTCCAACGGGAATTGGCGCACCAGTGTTAATTTGCGCGGTAGCGTTTGTAGAAGTTTGACCAATTATAATAGATACTGTTCCATTAATAAGCAGAGTGTAAGTAGAGCTTACGTTACCTTGAGTAATAGAAGATACCTTTACATAAATTGGCTTCCCAGTAGAGTTTGTATAGGTGGTAGCCAAAGCTCTAGTAACAATCTGCCATGTTTGATTAACGCCAAATCCAGCAACGAATGTATTAGATGTCCCGCTAATATTTGTACCTACCAAAGCACTTGGAGTGCCTAGATCTGGTGTTACTAAAGTAGGGCTATTGCTCAACACATTGTTTGTTGTGCCAGTAGATGTAGTTACTCCACTGCCACCGTTTGCTACCGCAAGCGTACCTGCAACAGTTACCACTCCTGATGTAGCTCCTGACGGAGTTAACCCAGTAGTTCCAAATCCTATTGTTGTTACGCCACCGCTGGCAGACAGCGTTCCCGCTGACAAAGATAATCCAGTTCCTACTGTGATTTCTTCTGCTGCTCCTGTTGATGCTGTAGTCCTACCCAATAACCTAGCCGTAGCCATTGTAAGACCATTAGCTGAAGCATACGCACTTGGAGCCACATAGTCTGTTGCAGCCGCTGCCGCACTTACAATCCCAGATACATTACTGCCCTTCAGTATGCCTGTTACTGTAGTTGTTAGGGTTATAGCTGGAGTAGATGTAGCCGTGGCTACTGTGCCAGCAAAGCCATTATTTGATACCACTGAGACTGAAGATACCGTGCCTGTAGCCCCCGCAGCATTTCCATTTAACTTCTCTATTGCCTGAAGAATAGTATCTGTGGCAGCTACCGTACCTGCCCCTGAGACATAGCCAGTTAAGACCTTGCCTATAACCGCTGAGTTGGTTAGGGTTACTGCATTGCTCCCAGATGAGGTAGCTTCGTTTGTTAAGTTGGCATTGGTTGTCACGTTACTGGCAGTAAAGGCTGTAGCAGTTCCGCTAATGTTAGTACCTACTAACGCACTTGGAGTGCCTAAAGCCGGGGTTACTAAGGTAGGGCTTGTTTCTCTTACAAAGACTCCAGTGCCTGTGCCTGTATATTCAGCGGAGGTAGAGTGAAAATACTCTGTAGCGGCTCCGCCCTGCAATCCAGCCAAGTCATTGTGTAGATTAGCTAAAGGTGTATTAACGTGGGTATTTCTGATTGTGCCATTGTAGGTTAGGGATATAGTTCTCGTATGGTCCGAAGTAACAAAGCCAAGAATCCCCATTTTTGTTGCTGCAGTAACTACAGTTGAAGGCTGAGTTGTATATATACTGAATTCAGTGTAGTTAGGGGATATAGATGTTATTTCTGGGGTAGTAATTCCAAATAGTTTCTTCCATACAGTGCCAGCAACCGCTGACTCATTGGTATACCCACTGGGTGTGGTAATAGTTACTACAGTATCAGAGGTTCTAGCGGTTATTTGATACAGACCTTGGGGGGTTTGCAAAAATGAAGCGACTGTATTTGTAGCAGAAGCATCTATAACCGAAGTTGCAAAGGGCGTTCCTGATGATGCTGTAGCTGTGCGGCTTGATCCTGTGCCTGTAGTAGTTACAGTGCCGACTACAAAAGGGGTAGCTGTATATATTTGCCTAGTAATGGTTGTAAACGAGTTGTTAGCGCGGCTGTCTACACCCGCCCATATCGTAAAATCATATACGCCAGCATCAAATATAATTCTATTTAGCGCGGTAGTAACAAAAGCAGAGAAGCAAACAGTATTATTAGCTGCTGTGCCTGTTATGACCTGCTCTGCTGTTGTGACTGGGATAGATGCAAAGGTAAGAATGGCTATATCGTTGTCAGTTCCCGCCGCAGTTATGACCGGAGTGGCGTTATAAAATACCACTCCTGTTCCGGCTGATGCTGAGTTAGGCGCAACATTAACCCAAGCTGTGCCGTTATACCCAAGCAACTCATTAACCGCCGCGGTACCAATTGATACATCGGATAGATTCTCTAATGGAATAGCTATGGCAGCAGAGCCATCAAAAGACACACCTGCTATGTTTCTTGCCGTAGCTAATACCGTTGCGGCTCCTGCTGTAAGACCTGCTGCAGTGCCAGTTATGTTTGTACCTGTAAAGGCTACTGGAGTACCCAATGCAGTTGCATTGCCTGATGCGTCCAGATTGACTGACTTCTCTGAAGGGTAAGTAACGAATACATCTTTGGTCCCAGCGGAGAATACTAGTGCTGTTGGCTCTGTTGCTGAACTGTTAGATAGAACTGTAGTACGGGCTAGGGTAGTACCAGAAGACGTATAGGTTCCAATGCCTACCTCCCACTCATTAGTCCCTTGCCCTGCGATACAGTAGTAGGTGGTATTTCCATCGCCAATTACAGCAAAGGATTGAAAGCCGGGAGCGGCTCCAGCAAGCGTGAATGTGCCATTACCTGCAGTGGTGGAAGTCTCTTTTACTCTGTCAGCTAAGATGAGTGCCATATGTCCCTATTATGGTTGAGTTTTAATCACTTGCCAACCACCTGTATCTGAAGTGTTTATTGTACCCCAAGTTGCGCCCTCTGAAGTATTTACTGTACTCCAAGTCGTTGTCGCGGCAGTGTTTAAATTAGCCCACTGAGATGAATCTGCGGTATTTATTGTATTCCAATCAGTAATCTCAAAGTCATTAATTATCTCCCAGAGCAGTCTTCTCGTAAGAGAATCTGAGGCTTGAGCAAATTCATTAACTAGGGCTATAAAATTAGCCGCAGCAGATGTAGTTGAAGCGGCGTTAATTAGCTCCTGTATGCTTGAATGGAACTCTGCCATGCTTTCAATAGAATCTGAAGCAGAGGCTCCCTCATTAACAAATCCATTCAAGTAGGCTAATGCCTGCACAACCTCTGACCCAGCGGCAGACTCTTGTATAGAGCTGCCAATACTGTAAGTAGAGGCTACCTGATCTTCTGCTGTAGCGCTTTCCTGAATTTCTGAACTGAAGTCTACCCCAGCAATTACTTGCTCAGATGCCGCTACCTGCTCCGCTATATCAACTTCAAATACGGCTTGAGCTGCCGTAGCATCAGAAGCAGAGACAACCTCTATAACCTCCGAGTTCATGTCCGCTTGAGCAAAGACCTCATCTAGCCCAGTAGCCGACTCATCTATTGATCCGTTTAAACTCACTGCTGAGAAGACCTGATCTTCTGCTGTGGCGCTCTCTGCTATATCACAAGAAAATATCTCATCCGCACTCACCTGATCTGCAGCCGTTACTGACTCGGCTATATCTACTATAAAGTCTGCTGTAGCAGCAACAGTGTCAGTTGCAGTAACCAACTCATCAATGGCACCTACAAAGTCTGCTTGTGCGGTAGCTTGATCCGTAGCAGCTATTGATTCCTCTATAAAGACAACTAGATCCGCATTAGCCGCAACTGTATCAGCCCCTATAGCAGCCTCATCTATTACCCCATTCAGGCTTACATTTGAATCTACTTGATCCAAAGCAGTAGCGCTCTCAGCAATGGCTGAAGCAAAGTCTTCGCTTGCGCTTACCTGATCTGCTGCGGTGACGGACTCCTCAATCGTTACAGCAAAGTTTGCCGTGGCAGATACTGCATCAGATGCCAATACTTGTTCTGCTATGTTGTTCTCAAATACCGCTTGTGTGAAGACTTGATCTGCTGCTGTGGCAGACTCATCTACATTAGCAAAGGCGTCTAGGTTAGAAACTACTGCATCAGAAGCTGCGGCAGATTCAGCAACAGCCGAAGTAAAGTCCAGCGTAGAGAATACTTGTTCCGATGCCGTTACAGCTTCCTGTATTGTTGAGGCAAAGTCTTCGCTAGCAAACACTTGGTCTGATGCCGTAGCCCCCTCGTCAACCGCAGTCTCAAACGTAGCAAGAGCTTCAACTGTATCTGCTGCCGTAGCCGCTTCGCTAATGTTATTTTGGAACACAGCAAGGGCAGAGACTTGGTCGCTTGCCGTTGTGGACTCTGCAATGCTTCCGGGTAAACTGCGAGTTGCGTCTACTTGACCCGCGCCTGTAGCACTCTCTGCAATGGCTGACGCAAAGTCCTCACTTGAACTTACTTGATCTGCTGCCGTAACACTCTCATCAACTGCAGTCTCGAATATAGCGAGAGCCTCGACTGTATCGGTCGCAGTAACTGCCTCATTAATATTATTTAAGAATATAGCAATGGCAGAGACTTGGTCTGCGCCAGTAGCGGTTTCTGCAATATCCGAAGCAAACCCAACAACGGATGACACTTGGTCAGATGCGGTAGAGGATTCTTGTATTGATCCGGGTAGCTCACGGAGGGCTGATGCTTGGTCAGAGGCTGTAGCAGCCTCATCTATTGCTGAACTAAGGTCAGCGGCTGCTGTTACTGCATCTGTTGCAGTAACTGACTCAATTATGAATACAGGAGTGGCAGGACTCCCTTGAATAGAGTCTGATGCAGTAGCAGATTCGTCAACAGAGCGACTTATGTCTGTGCTGCCAAAGATTAAATCTTCAGCGGTAGCGGATTCTTGTGCAGAAGATATTAAGGTGACATATGCGGATGCAGCGTCAGCACAGGTTGTTACTTCTTGAATCGCACGATTCGCAGTTGCGCTATTTGATACAGCATCAGAAGCAGAAGCTGACTCATTAACTTCAGAGTTGAGAAAAGCTCCCGCTAGTGACGCAAATGGTGCAGCCGCAAATGATGAGATTCCAAACACATTACGCTTCGGTCAGAGCAGCTTCTGGAAACCAGCGGTTTTGTGAAACGCCTTCAGCATCAGTCCACTCAATATGGTAGAAGAAGTCACCATCTTCTGTCATGCGAAGTGCCTGTACCGGACCTTGAGGAACGGTTGCTTGAACTTTTACGTTCTGACCTTTAATGAATTTCGTTGCCATTTTTATATCTCCTTATGCAGCGTCAAGGCTGAATGTGTAGGTAACATTCAAAGTATCGCCAGCAACTACAGCGCGATCACCGGGGGACTGGAAGTCAGAAGCTGAGAACAAAATTCCCACTGTGCCAGTAGCCACATCAGTAAGGAATGCCCCGGCAACAGTGCCACCGGGGGCTGTAATAGCAAACGCACTAGGTGCGCCTGAGTTATCAATAACCGAAGGATCAGCAAGAGTTGCCCCACCAAAAGTTACAGCCTTACGGTTGCCAGTGTAGTCTGTGAACTCAGTCCAGCCTGCATGTGTAGCCAAGTCATCGCCAGCAGCAATAGTTGTGCCTGAACCGGGACCAGTAATCAGACCTAGATACCAAGCTGCGGTGTAGGCAGATCCAGAGAAGAACGTGTCATTCATGTACTGAAGACCTACGTTAACAACCAGATTTGGGTTCTTTTCTTCCCATTTCAGTTTGCCGTCTTTGTCGATACACTGAATTGTAAATACGCCAGCGCCACCAGCGGCGGAAACTGTCGTCCCACTTAGCA